GATTTATTAAAAAAAAATCAAGATAAAATTTGTTGGAGAATAATTTCAAATAATCCTGCAATTTTTGAAGATGAACCAATTCCTATTATATAAAAATGATTTACAAATTAATATATCATTTCATTTATTGTCAACTGCGTTTTCGACTGGTGACGTAACTACTGAAACGAGATCTGGTGAGACCGGTTCGAGATCGATGACAGGCGAGGTGGATTCGATGGCGGGGAAACGAAAATCCCCCGAGCGGGAGACCGTCGATGCGGTCCCAGATACACCCAGTGAGGTGCGGGCGGTTGGACAACTGATATCAGTGCCTGCATCTGGTGCTGGGGGGCAAGCTGGGGGGCAAGCTGAGGGGCAAGCTGGGGTGTGCCAAGCTGATGCACAGTGTCTGCAACTTCCGGGAGTTCTTGGTTATCCCAAGGATGGTCCCGTGATGGCGTTACCATGGAAAATACAACATGTGTCAATTCAAAAATGGAAAGACAGTGGGTATAGAAAGCAAAATAACGGTCTGTTGAACCCTTTCAATATTGGTTATCAAAAAATACCTCAAAATGAGGTTCAGGAAATGTACTTTCCTGAGGTTTACCTTTCAATGGAACAAAAACAAAAAATTGAGACGAAAATGGATTTAATTGCAAAAGGCATACACCCACGGTATCAGGAAGCTATGCGAGCATACGAGCGTGTGCAAAAGTCATTTCAAGAAATAATTGCAACTTGTAACAAGTGTGGTATCAAGCAAGGGGAAATGGAAGAGTTCATCAACTATGTTGCGAAAAATAAAGAAGATGCGGAAAGGCTTGGAATAAAGTAAAAAGGTCTGTATTTCAATAATTACAGGAGGATTTTTGTTTGAACTTTTTGAACTTTTTGAACTTTTTGAACTTTTTGAACTTTCTGAACTTTTCTTCTCAATTGTTTCTGTAGAAGGAGCGAATTGGATTTCTGTTTGGGTGCTTTGAGTGGGCGGATTTGGGTGATTATTCTTATTCAATGCGGGCTACACAAAAATTCAATATTGTTAAAATTATATTAAATAAATCTATATTTGATGAAAATATTATAAATAATATTTTAACATATTATTAGAATATTTTAGATGGTAAAAAAAATATTGTTAAATTGGATTAAAATTAATTGTAGTTTTTTATCTTCAAATCCAAAATGCAATTGAATTATTTAAAGAAAATAAAGATAAAATAGATTGGGATTATTTATCTGACAATTCAAATGCAATTGATTTATTACAAAACAGAGTTGAATATGAAAAATCTTTAACAAATAACAACGAATATTATAAATTGAATTTATACAATAAAATTAATTGGGAATATTTATCTTCAAATCCAAATGCAATTGAATTATTTAAAGAAAATAAAGATAAAATAGATTGGGATAATTTATCTGACAATCCAAATGCAATTAAATTATTAAAAGAAAGAATTGAATATGAAAATTCTTTAACAAATGAAGAATTTGATCAATTAGAAGATAAATTATGTTGGACTTCATTATCTAGAAATTCAAATGCAATTGATTTATTAAAAGAAAATCAAGACAAAATTAATTGGAGATCAATTTCATATAATCCTTCAATTTTTGAAGATGAACCAATTCCTATTATATAAAAATGATTTATAAAATTAATATATTTTATTAATGTCTATTGCTACACAAAAATTTAATATTGTTAAAATTATATTAAATAAATCTATATTTGATGAAAATATTATTCATATAATTTTACAATATTATTGGAATATTTTAGATGGTAAAAAGAAAATATTGTTAAACTGGATAGATATTGAAAAATTAAATTGGTGTGTATTATCTAGAAATCCAAATGCAATTGATTTATTAAAAGAAAATAAAAATAAAATTAATTGGTATAATTTATCTACAAATCCAAATGGAATTAATTTATTAATAAATAATCAAGATAAAATTATTTGGCATAATTTATCTTTAAATCAAAATGCTATTGATTTATTGAAAGAAAATCAAGAAAAAATATATTGGAATAATTTATCTAAAAATCCAAATGCAATTGAATTATTGAAAGAAAAAATTGAATATGAAAAAACTTTAACTGATAAAGAATACTATAAATTAAAAGATCAAGAAAGAATTAATTGGTGTTATTTATCAATGAATCCAAATGTAATTGAAATATTAAAAGAAAATCAAAATAGAATTAATTGGTATAATTTATCTATAAATTCAAATGGAATTGATTTATTAAAAGAAAATCAAGATAAAATTGATTGGGATATATTATCTAGAAATCCAAATGCAATTGATTTATTAAAAACAAATCAAGAAAAAATTAATTGGGATATATTATCTAGAAATCCAAATTCAATTAATTTATTAAAAGAAAATCAAAATAAAATTAGTTGGAATATATTATCAATGAATCCAAATGCAATTGATTTATTAAAAGAAAATCAAGATAAAATATCTTGGTATGGTTTATCTTTAAATCCAAATGCAATTCAAATATTAAAAGAAAATCAAAATAAAATTAATTGGTTTGAATTATCTGAAAATCCTTCAATATTTGAATTTGAACATATGCCTATATAATAAAAAATATTTTATTATATATTTTTACTTAAAGATTATATTATAATAGCATTTATGGCAGATGACAGTGATCTAAAAAAAGTATATCCATATTATGTTGAACGAACAAATTATTATAAATCAATATATGGTAATAATACAATATTATTAATGCAAGTTGGTAGTTTTTATGAAATATATTCAAATTGTGATACAGATAATATAGATATGAAAACTATATCAGAAATAACACAATTAGCAATTGCAAATAAGAAGATAGGATATTTTATGGCAGGTTTTAAAGTGGAAATATTACCAAAATATGCAAATATAATAACAAATGCTGGATATACGTGTGTAATTTACGATCAAATAGGGGAACAAACAATAGATGGAAAAGAAAAACGAAAATTACGTGAAATAATATCACCGGGTACAAACATTAATTGTAAAGATGAAGTATCTAATTTAATTATTTTTTATTTAGAAGATAATTCAATGGGATGTGTAGTCTTAAATGTTTTATCTAACAAATGTTTTATATTAGAAAGTCATTCTACAACAACTGATAGAAATAAAGCTTTTAATGATATTTTAAGAATAATAACGATACATAAACCAATTGAAGTGTTATTAACAAGTTTATCAGATAATTATGATTTAAATAAGATATATGAAATGTTTTCACAATCAACAATAATTCATAATAAAATAGGTAAAATGAATAAAGAATATTTAAAATTAGAATATCAAAAACAAGTTTTAATAAAAGCATATAATTATCAATCTATAACAGATGTAATAGATTATTTAGATCTTAATTATTATCCAATAGCATTAATATGTTTAGTAAATGCAATACAATTTGTATATGAACGTAATCCTGATATAATAAAGAATATTGAAAAACCAATGTATATTGATAATAGTGATATATTTAAATTGGATTATGATAGTGCAATACAATTAAATTATATAGATCATAAAGAAAACTCAGTAATAAAAATTATAAATAAATGTTATACTGCAATAGGTCGTCGTGCAATGAATACACGTTTAATATATCCAAAAACAAATGAAGAATCTTTAAATGAATCTTATAATATAATAGAAAAATATTTAAATACGGATTTGATAGAACCGATAAGTAATTTAAAACAAATATATGATATTGAACGGTTATATCGTAAAGTAGTATCAATGAAAATACTTACAACAGAATGGTTAAATATTGCAGTTTCAATAGAATATACTAAAAATCTATTTAAGTTTTTTAATGAAGATCTAACAAATATAGATTTATTAGAAAGATCATATGAATGTTTAGATTTAAATAATTTATCAAATGATTCTCCATTTAAACAAGGTTTTTTTAAAATATTAGATGATTTAAATAAATTACATAATGATAATTATAAAAAATTAGAAACTATAGTATTACATTTATCTACAATTGGATCAAAAGATAGTACACAATGTAAAATAGAAACAACAAAAGATCAAATACATATTGTAATGACAAAGAAAAGATATGAAACTGCGAAGAAATTAAATTCAAAAGAGATGTTAAATTATAGAACAGAAACTAAAAATAAAGATAATTATCGTATAACAAATATAGAAATAAATAATATAACGGAAGAAATAATAAATATAAAGAACGAATTAATAACAAAAAGTAATGAAATATATAAAAAATTTATAAAAGATTTTGGAAATAATAATTTTAATATTATAACGGAAATAATAGATAAAATAGGTTATTATGATTGTTTAATATGTAATGTTAATAATGCAATTCGTTATAATTTATGTAAACCAATTATAAATAAAAAGTCAAGATCATATTTTAATATTGAAGGAATCCGTAATCCTATAATAGAAATAAAAAATAAATGTATAAAGAATGATATTAAATTAAAATCAAATGGTATGTTATTATATGGAATTAATAGTAGTGGTAAAAGTTGCTTAATGAAATCTGTAGCAATTAATATTCTATTAGCTCAATCTGGTATGTATGTATTTTGCGATAAAATGAAATATTCTCCATATAATGCTATATATACACGTATAAGTAGTGCTGATAATATTTTTAGAGGAACAAGTAGTTTTATTCGTGAAATGACAGAACTTGATAATATATTAAAACGTGCGGATAAAAACTCATTAGTTGTAGGGGATGAAGTATGTGCGGGAACTGAGAATATATCTGCAATATCAATTGTTGCCGCAAGTATATTGGAACTTTGTAAATTAAAATGTTCTTTTTTATTTGCAACACATTTACACGAATTAATAAATATTCAAGATATTAGTGATAATAATAAAATATTAATTAAACATATGAAAATTAATATTATAAATGATAATATCGAATATTTAAGAAAATTGGAAGATGGTGATGGAGATAAATTATATGGTATAAATATTTGTAGATATTTAAAAATGCCTAATGATTTTTTATTAAAATCAGAAGAAATTAAAAAAACTTTAACAAATACTAATCGTAATTTTGTAGATTTTAAAAAATCAAATTATAATTCAAAAATATATATGGATTTATGTTTAGTTTGTAATATTAATAAAGCTACTGAAACACATCATATTATTTATCAATGTGATGATAATAGTAAAGCTAAAAATAAAATTGATAATTTAGTTCCAATTTGTGAAGAATGTCATCATAAAGAACATTATGAAAAAAGTATTAAAATTGAAGGATATATTGATACAATTAATGGTAAAATATTAAATATTATTGATTGTAAAAATTAATATTTGTATTAACTTTTGAAGATGAACCTATGTCTATTATATAAAAATGATGTTATATATTAATATATTTTTATTAATGTTATCTGCTACACAAAAATTCAATATTGTTAAAATTATATTAAATAAATCTATTTTTGATGAAAATATTATTCATATAATTTTACAATATTATTGGAATATTTTAGATGGTAAAAAAAAAATATTGTTAAATTGGATAAATATTGAAAAAATAAACTTGGATACTTTATCTGAAAATCCAAATGCAATTGATTTATTAAAACAAAGAACTGAATATGAAAAATCTTTAACAGATAAAATATATAAAAAATTAAAAAATAAAACTAATTGGTGTTATTTATCTGAAAATCCAAATCCAAATGCTATTGAATTATTAAAAGAAAATCAAAATAAAATATATTGGGATGAATTATCTACAAATCCAAATGCAATTAAATTATTGAAAGAAAATCAACATAAAATTGATTGGTTTTATTTATCTTTTAATCCTAATGCAATTGAATTATTAAAAGCTAATCTAGATATAATATATTGGGATGCATTATCTTTAAATCCAAATGCAATTAATTTATTAAAAGAAAATCAACATAAAATATATTGGTCTATGTTATCTGAAAATCATAACGCAATTGAATTATTAGAAGAAAGAATTAAATATGAAAATAGTTTAACAATGGAACAATGTAATAAATTAAAAGATAAAATTAATTGGGAAAAATTATCTTTAAATCCAAATGCAATTAAATTATTAGAACAAAATCAAGATAAAATTAATTGGCGTTATTTATCTGCAAATCCAAATGCTATTGAATTATTATCAGAAAATAAAGATAAAATATATTGGGAATATTTATCTC